TACCCGACACCACCGAACCAGAAACAACTACAACCTATCCTGACGGTCTTCCTGGAGATATTGCTGAACCTGATGTAACTTTTCCTGAAGTAACTCTTCCTGATGATACCGTTCCTGAAGAGATTGTTCTTGACGAAACAGATGCCTCAACAACAACAGAACCGCTAGGGGGATATACACAAGATACAGAAGAAGAATCGCCACAGTTGTCATCATCTACTACCTTACCTGATATCCCAGCTAATGAGCCAGTTACTGACGAACGGATAGAGGAGATCTTAAATACTTTTGTTGAGGCTGAACCTGAGCAGATTGTTGCTGCTATTACCCAGGTGTTGGCTGCAGAGATTACCTCAGATCAAGCTACTGAGATTGCCTCAAGCCCTGAGGTGTTAGCTGCCATTACGGAGGATCAAGCAGAGGAATTGTTTGAGCAGATTGACGTAAAGGAACTAACTGAGGAACAGTTAGAAGAGTTTACGGCAGTTATTCAAGAGGCCCCTACCAAGGTAAAGAAAGCGTTTGAGAAAACCATTGACATCTTTGGCTCTGAGTTTGAGGACTACGTACCTACGGGCTCGAGCATCCCAGTCAAGACACGCAGAACCCTTGTAGCTGCTGGGGCGCTTATCGCAGCAATGCCATCTACTAGAATTAGACGTTAATGAAACGAGTTATCACGTATGTAATGGAAAATACTTGGACATGGGTGGGTACTGGCATGGTTTTAATTACCTTATCGGGCCCTACTTTGCGACAAGCTATGCTTCTTACGGGCGTAGGTATCTTAATACACTCAGTTATATCCCTCACACAAAAGGACACAGAATGAACTCAGCAATTGCAAAAGCTTTAGACCTTGGACAACGACTAGTATCGTTATTCATTGCATCAGCCTTACCAATCATTACAGGTGGAGCAATCCTCGGTGTTGATGTGGTCAAGTCGGCAGGTGTTGCAGGTCTTACAGCCTTGTTTGGTGTGGTACAGAAACTTGCTGCTGCATCAGTAGATGGTGAACTTACAGCTGATGAAATCTCTGCAGCGTTTGGTACAGCAAAGAAAAAGAAGTAATGTCTAAGTGGCCTATCGTTAAGGTTGTACTGCCTGCGGATCTTAAAGGTGTAAAGCCTGGAGCCCTTCCAGCTTCCCTACTTCGAGACGTACAACCTTACGGTAAGCTACATTGGCGCGCAGCTGACGCATACCATGCAATGCGTGCAAAGGCGTTGGCTGACGGCATCAAACCGTTTAAGCCCACATCTGCTGGAGATACATACCGATCGTTAGAGATGCAAACTACGGCGTTCTTGCAACGCTATCAAAAGGAACCTATTGCTGGCGCATCAACCCGTACTTGGGATGGTGTTAAGTGGTACAAGAAATCTGAGAAGCTTGCTAGTTTGGCTGCTCCTGGCACGTCGCAGCACAACGTTGGTATTGCTGTGGATATTAGTGAGGCATCTGGTAAACGCTTTGAGTGGATGCTCAAGAACGCACTCGACTTTGGATTCTCATGGGAAGTAGTGCCAGAAGAACCTTGGCACCTGCGATATACACAGGGAGATAAAGTGCCAGCAGCCGTACAGGCGTGGTTGGATAGCCAGAAAGCTGTATGACGTGGACGGTGGTTGGGCGTTAATACTGTCTGCTGTAGTGACAGCGGTGGGTGGAGTACTAGTTACTCTTATTGCGCAGTTTCGTAAAGAGAACAAAGAAGATCACGCTGTAGTTGCAGGAATGTTGCAACATATATACAGAAGTGTAGGAAGAGTTGAAACGAAGGTGGACAAGGTTGAGAAGAAACTTGACAACCACATCAACGATCACACCAGCAATTAATTAGACCCGTCTGTACCCCCCGTCGGGTTGCCTCAGTCCGACTCCCTATTTCAATCACAGCGCTTTGCCACATGACATGGCAATCGACCCAGGTTCCCCTGTTTACGTCCCACCCCTTGCGACAGGGGCACAACCATGCGTCTAGTAAATTGTGTTCACACAGTAGCGTAATGCTTGCCAAGTTGCAACATGTGTACTATAGTTTGATCGCAGCTCAGAGGGGTTTTGGTTCTTCCCTTCCTTTACCCTCTGGGCTGCACTTAACAAACGGGAGGAAACATGAGCAAATTCAAAGAATCATTAAAGACAAAAATAAAAGTAAATCCACGGGAAGCAATCAAACAATTACTTGATAAAGAATCGTATGCAGATTTTGAGGCAGCCTTGAAAGATCAATCTATTTCATCGGCAGCTATTGGCTCTACCCTTAGAGAGTTCGGGGTGCAAGTATCCAACATGACCATCCAGCGCTGGAGGTAACGTGAGTAAATTCAATGAGGTTATTCAACTTGAAAGTAATCTAATTGAATTGAAGAAGGCGTTGCTTTATAGTCAAAGAGCTGAAGCTAAGGCCAAGTTTAAGACAGCCAACTTGATAGAGGCTGTATATGAGGCAGCAGCTAACTCGTTGTTATCCACACCACGCCCAAAGATTATTCCTCCACTCAAAGATTCAAGGAAGAGCAAGCCAGAGGTAGCTCTTGTTCATCTTACCGACTGGCAAGCTGGCAAGAAAACTGTTTCGTATGACATCCCTACGTTGTCCTCTCGCATAGAGGAGATGATTAAGAAAGTGCTATCTCTTACCGAGATCCAGCGAGCACACCATCCAGTAAAGGAGTGTGTGGTCATGCTGGGTGGCGACATGGTGGAAGGCGTCGGTATATTTCCAGGGCAGCAGTATGAGATAGGTGCACATCTGTACGAACAAATGTTCGAGGTGGTTCGCATCATTGAGGGATGCATTCGCTCGCTTGCCCAATCGTTTGAGAAAGTCACAGTCGTGTGTGAGTTTGGCAACCATGGCAGACTAGGTAAAAAAGGTGAGATGCCAGCAGGTGACAACATTGATCGCATGGCTTACCAAATTGCTGCAAACAACTGCAAAGATATCAAGCACGTCAAGTGGCAGATGTCGGATGATTGGTATCAGATCTTCCATATCGGAAACTACAAAGTGTTATTGGTGCACGGTGACGAGATCGGTTCATTCGGAAACATCTTGCGCAAAGTATCAGCTTGGTCCACGGGTGTAGTAGAACCATTTGATGATTGCTACATGGGGCACTTCCACACCCCAACCGCATTGACTATGGCTAATGGTGGGCGTATCTTTGTTACGGGTTCACCAGAATCACACAACGAATACGCACGCACATTCATTGCTGCCGTGGGCAAACCATCGCAACGCATTCACTTCATTGACCCAGACAAAGGGCGGGTAACCGCAGAGTACGTGTGCTGGCTATGAGACTTCGCTGCAACAAGTGCGACGCGATTCTTGAATATGATGACACAAAGATGGCCTCGTGTCTCTGCGACCCTGATGCCCCGACTTGGGTGGCAATCACCCGCGAAGGACGAATCATGTCCATGTCGCACGCCAGTTACGAATACCTACCAAAGGCACAATCATGACGCACACACGCGCGCGCCTGTGCGCGTGCGTAAATAAAGGTGTGCCCCCGCGCGACCCGATCTGCGGGGAGAAACCAGACGATGACGAAGAATGAGCTCACCTATATATATGTGACGTGGACGGACGCGCACTCGGGTAGCGAAACGTGGACCAACATACGTGACCTTGACCAAGAACCCGTGCTCGTGCGCACAGCAGGATTTTTACTACCGCAATCAGATGGTGGCAAGGAAGGGCACATCACCATATATCAGAGCATCACCCCAAACGATGACATAGATCATGTCCTACATATACCGACAGCGATGGTCAAAGAATTCAAGTGCATCCAAATAAATCTCGAATCAAAGGTTGTGTCCATCCCCCTGACGTGATACGTTTGTATTACACGAAAGGAAGAACATGAGATACACAATCAGCAAGCCACAACACGGCAGCCAAGAATGGTTGGAAGTACGATGGCGTGACCACAACGGTCTGTCTCGTATCGCTGCATCAAGTGCAGCAGCCGTACACGGCGAGCACGAATACATGACAGCGGGAGATCTCGCAACAGAACTCTTAGCAGAGGAAGCACCACAACCAAAGCAAGCTAATGCTGCAATGGAGCGTGGTAACAGACTTGAACCAGTCCTTATTCAATGGACGGCAGATCTAGAAGAAATTGTTTTGAATACTCCAGACATTATGTATTGCTTTGAGAACGGTGATGCCCGCATGATTGCGACACTTGATGCAATTAGTGCGGACGGTATGCCATTTGAAATCAAGACAACCAAGAAGCGTTGGGACGGTGTACTCCCACGCCAATGGTACTGGCAAGGGGTACAGCAATCTATTTGCGTGGGCACGAATCAGATTGAGTGGCGCATCTTTGACAGCGATCTTGAGTTGCATCAGTACACGCAGATCATTACATCCGATGAGCAACAGATACACATCAGCGCAGTTGATGAGTTCTTGAATCTAATCGAGCAAGGACTAGTACCTGAGGTAGCCAAGCTTTCTTATGACAACGTATCCAATCTGTACAGCAAATCTTCTGATATGCAAACCATGCTGCCATCATCAGCAATGGAGATCATTAATCAATTAGAGAAAACGAAGGAAGCAAAAAGAAAACTTGAGGAAGTAGAAAACAATCTCAAGGCAGAGCTTGGCTTGATGATGAAAAATTCTGAGGAAGGAATACTCAACGGCGATATCGTGGTGACATGGAAAACTCAGACACGCAATGTGTTTGACTCAGCAAGGTTTGACAAAGAGCATCCAGCTCTGTCAAAAAAATACAGGAAGGACACGAGCTTTCGTGTTCTTAAAACAAAGGTAAGGAGATAACAATGCCAGGGTTCAACTTAGATAACTACGAAACAGTAGAGGACAGACTCGTAAAGTTTTGGGCTGACCATACAAATGGTCGGATCAATACATCTATCCACTACTACGATGACACACGGATTCTTGTGCGGGCAGAGGTTTACTTTGACCGTGAAGATGCTACCCCAGTAGCAACGGGGTATGCAGAGGAAGTACGTGGTGCAAGCCCAGTAAACCGCACCTCACACGCAGAGAACGCAGAGACCAGCGCCATCGGTAGGGCTCTCGCCAACTGTGGATACGCAGCCAAGGGTTCACGCCCTAGCCGTGAGGAGATGCAGAAGGTAGAACGTGGGGATGTCTGGGTTTCACGACCTATGAATCCAACCGTAATCGTAACCAAAGATAATACCGTGAATGAAATCATGGAGGAGTTGGTTAGCAACGGTGCTACTTATGTAGAGGATGAGCAGAAGCCACGGAATATCTCGATCAAAAATCCGAACGAGCCAGCATCACCAAAGCAATTAGGTATGTTGCGTGCAGTACTACGCAGCCAAGGTATCTCTGACAACAAAGAGGTACTTGACCTGTGCAGCGCAGCTGTGAACCGCAACATATCCAAGCTTGACGAACTTGAAAAGGGTGAGGCATCAGCGCTTATCACCCAATACAAGTGAGCAAGAAAGCAAAGACTTTGATTACCATCCGTTTGGATACCGAGTTGATTGGGCAAGTCAATAAGGTATCCAAACGGATACATTCCACAAGATCAGAAACAATCAGAGTCTTACTTAGAGAAGCACTCGGACAATACAATGGATGAAAGGAAGGGTTACTGTGAAGGCAACAAAGATAAGTGCAACGCAACGGGATGTCCCCTATTCGGAACACTCGGGCGCCCCAGTCGTGACGGTGCGCGTAGGATTCGCAACTGTGGCGACCCTGCAGCTAGGGGTAAACGTAACAGATCTAAAGGGGATTCGAAAGCACGTCGTGCCCGTAAGAAACTTGGGTTGGGTGGTCATCTTACCCGTCACGAGGAAAACTGGGGTGGTGCTTTTCGTACCGAGGTCAAAGCGGGCGCGCAAGTTGGTCCGATTTATACACGATTCAGAGACGCGAAAGCACAGAGTGATCAAGCAAAGGCGTTGGGTGACAATCGCCCATTTATAATGGTCGCAATGCCAGACGGAACAACCGAAGGAATCATCTTAATTACACTTACCGAGTTCACAGAAATCATAAGCCTTATTCCATAAGGACTTCAGGAGTTTTACTATAATGGGAGGGAACAATGAACATACTTATACGGTGTATAGCCGTACCTTTGGCAGGGTTAATTGCTCTGAGTTCGCAGGCTCAGGCAGCAATAGCACCTTCACCAGCTTCCACCTTGATCAGGTGGGAGATTCAATCACCAACCACATACGTCAATCACGAGAGGTTGGATTTACCGAGGTACCCAATCTTCAAGCACGGGGATATCTCCTGGCTACCGAGCTTGGCAGCTCAGGCTGGGTGGCCTCGCTCGACATGGAAGAAGCTTGGTCAGATAATCCTAAGGGAATCGGGTGGCTGCCCTAACCGTGCTGGCGGGGATATGGTTGATGGGAACTGCAATATAACTGGGGTTTCCGAGTGGAACCATAGGTCAGACACAGGGTTGCTGCAGATTAACGGGGTACATTGGAAGCAGGATCATGCCCAATACCACGGACTTATCTGCAAGAGACTTGGGGTATGCGAGCAGTCTATACTGTTAGACCCGCTCACTAACCTCATAGCAGGCAAACTCCTTTACGATGTTGCGGGGTGGAGTCCCTGGGATATCGGATAGAAACCAAATGAAAGATAGAAAGGAATGGGATATGGAATTAATGAATGAGTTCTCCTTGTTTAACAAGGACTTTAGCTGGGGTGACGAGGCAGCCTGCAAAGGTATGCCGACCGACATGTTCTTTCCAGAGCGTGGCAACAGCAGCTCAGAAAGAAAAGCAATCAAAGAGTTATGCGGAGGTTGCAAAGTCCAGCAGCAATGCCTAGATTTTGCAATCGATAACTTCATTACCTATGGTATTTGGGGTGGCATGACATTGAATGAAAGACGTAGATACAAGGCGAGGGCTGAGTGGGCAAAGAAATCATCATGACAGACGAGATGTTGGTTAGCGTATCTAAGTTTCTACGCCGTGCATTTGTTGGCAGATTAGAAGAAGAAGAACTTGTCAATTGTGTATCGGTAATAGAACACGAACTAATGAGAAGGAGGATTGATGCTGCCAGAAAACATAGATCGATTCGTTGATAGGTTGTGTGCGCTGTACCCCAACAGGCAGGTAGCACGCAACACAATCAAGTCTGGTTGGAGAGTGGACAAAGAACTCTTGGCTGCATCGGTGCACATGTGTCGCAGGGTTATTGATATTGTGGAAAGAGACGGAGAGTTTCCATCACTACATAGAATCAAGACCTTACTGAAAGACATGAGACCCAATGACCAGATCACCACATGTACGGTTTGTAACGGGTCGGGTTGGGGCGAGAGGTACACAGCACTATCGGATGTTGGTATTGAATACACATACGTTAAGCCATGCATATGCAGGGAAGGGATAACACATGAAACGTCATTGGAATTGCAGCACTTGTAACAATCAGATAGTTACCTATGTAGAGTTATCTGAACCACCAACGTGCTCGAACCGTCATTCAATTAAACAAATGGAAGAGAAGGGAAAACGAAATGAACATTCCGAAGTTCCAAACTGAGGACCTAGAAGTAATGGAGAACCTGTTAGTTGAGTTGTTAGTGGCTGCACTTAAGGCACCCAATCATATCCGTGGTCCGATAACCGACTTGGCTATTGGCATATCAAATCATTTACCAATAGAAGCAGTAGAACGCAGCAAAGAGTACTCTTTATACAGAGCTAAGCAAGGAGAACAACGTGGAGTTTGAGGAACAAGTAGATCAGATCTTACGTGAAGCGTACGACAACATCATTGAAGAAGGATTAAAGCGAGAGCTTGATGACTTCAAAAAGATAGAAGATTTCTTGGCATCCAAGGGATTGATTGATGATTCATCAACCGAGATTTGGTACATGAGTATGAACGATGATCCCAATATGGAAATCGTTAATCCAGAAGAAAAAAGCGAAGAGAATGATCAAGCATTGGCTATCAAATACAAAGGAACTTACGACGATCTTTATGTAGCGCTGCAAGATTCAGAGATGATTCACGAATGCAAAGCAGACAAATGCGTGGGCATCATCACTCGATCAGAAGCATGGGCCTCAGAAAGCGCAGCGTTTACAGACAAGAAACCAATTGATTGCGACGACAAAGTAACTATGCATATCACCACCCTTACTACACCACGTGGTGTCCATGTTATTGTGCGAAATAACGATAACGTGGATTGCGCAACTTATCCTAAATCTAAAATCAAAACAGGAGAGAATGAATTAGTAGACGCATTATTTAATGCGTGCTTTCATTGGTAAGCGCTACCAGTAACGACTGCTACCAGTAACGAGTTGGCTTTTTCGCGCGCGTATGTGCGCGCGCAGGCGCAGGCGCAGGCGCACGCGCGCGCGCTGCTTATTATTGCAAAAAATTACCCCCCCGATTGACGGCGAGTTTTTTTGCTAGCATTGACCGAACGCATTTTTTGCTATGCGTTTAATAAAAAAAACAACAAAGGGAGATATAACGCTATGGACATTGACGAAGTATTACACGCCATTACAAGAGTTCAGGCTGAGAAGTTGGTTAAATCAACTAGAAGTTTTCACGACGAGTTGATATATAACCAAGTAGAACTGCCTTTATTCTTAGAGATTAAACGGGTTATCCGTGACAGGTTTGAGAGCAATACGCTCTCAAAGTAATAAGCAATAATAACAACAACAACAACAAAGGGAGATAAAGAAATGGAAGCAATAAACACACAAGAAGTCCAAGGGTTTAGCACCCCTTGGGAGAAGGCAAGTTTCGCTTTAAGTAATAACTTAGGGCGAGTATTACTATACGGCAAGCCAGGAACAGGTAAGACATACTTCGCTATGAACTACCATACAAATCCTGAGAACGCTTACCGTTTAGTTTGCACAGAGGAAATGACTGACGCAGACCTTATCGGTATGTATAAGCCAACAGTAGTTAATGGCTCAAAGGAACTTATGTTCCACGAAGGCGTTGCTATCAAGGCTTGGCGAACAGGTGGTCGTTTGGTCGTTGATGAAATCAACAGAGTCAATGGCGATATTGAGAGTCGCCTTATGTCTCTTATAGATACTCACGCTAGTTCATCTTGGCAGAACCCTGATACGGGTGAAACGATTAAGCCTGCTCAGGGCTTCAGCGTTGTAGCCACTATGAACGGTGAGCCAGACGACTTAGGGCGTGCTATCCAAGACCGTCTAGTAGTCCAACTAGAAATCAACGAGCCACACCCTGACGCTATTGCGTCTTTGCCCCAATACCTTAGAGACTTAGCCTTCTCGGTGGTATCACGGACAACAAACGCAGACCGTTACTCGTTAAGAAACTTCGTGGAGTTTGCTCAACTCTATGAAAAGACTAACGACTTACACAAGTCAGTCGATATCTGCTTACCCCGTATAGCAGAGCAACTTATTGACAGCATCAGCCTTCAGAAGGTAGAGGCACAATGACCCCGACACTTAAAGAGGTTGCGATAAGCACCGAACTAATTGTTCACGGACATAAGAAGGGCTTTGAGTATGATGAAGCCCAACTCTTAGCCATTGAGCAACTTAAAGAAGGTAGTGCCACTTTGGTTGATGTCTTTACGGCAGATACCAACAGAGATATCTACGACCTCTTAGAGGGTAACGGCGTAGCCAGTGTGCTTAAGACTCACAGTTTTGTGGGCTTAATTACTACAGGTTGGGCTGCCCCAATGAGGCACGAAAGCGAACCAGAGATACAAGCAAGCAAGCACCCTGATAGGCAACGAGTTAGGTTAGTTATTGTTGCCGATAAGGAAAGTGTTTGTTCGGTTGTCAGAATGGAAAACAATGATGAAGTGATAGTTGATGAGGGTAGCGCAACAGGCTCACTCAATGACGCACTTCGTAAAGCAATTAAACGAAAGGGGAAGTAATGGAAGGCGACAGAATAACCTTATGGATAGACCATCTCATAGTTATTGTTATGGTCTGCCTCTTTATTGGCTATCAAGTTGGTGCGTTTATACACACTCTTGATGAACGACAGAGAGAACGAG